CGCATTACTCCGTTTGCGCTCCCAACGACCGGGCCGCCAGGAGGCGATTGGAAATAGATAAAGGAAACAAGTATTGAGTCATCTGCAAGAATTTTAATGTCTGTCGCTTCAACGTCTAAATGATAGAGACCGGGCCAATCTACCTGATTAAATCCACCAACCCCGAACGTGGTATCCAGATCACCGCTAGTGGTGAGTCTGGCTATGTACGGCAAAAAATGTGCATTAGATCCCCACGTTGGATCTGATGGATTCCACAGTATCCCCGTGTTGTTGAAATTCATCGTACCGACGACAATGATCTTTCCATCGGACTGTGCGGAGCATGAGAGCGCTTCCTGCCAATCGGTCCCGTTTATTTTGAGTTGAACAAATCCGCTTCGGGGCATCTATAGTGACGTCCCCCAATTTGAATTGGTCCAGGTTTTAAGATCAGAAACATCACCGGCACTCATAGCCGCGCCCGTCATCAGGACGAACGCTAGGGCCCCATTGAATGAGGGCGTATTTCCGTTCCATGGTCTTGTGCCAAAAGCCATAACGCCGTTGCCGGACGCGCCAATCGTCGATGTATTTACGTTCGGTGATCCTACCGATCCAGACCCTCCGTATCCGTAAGTCGTGCAATTAGCTCCGTCAAACACGCCACCAAAAAGAACCGGCGTTCCCCTTGGGGACCATGCCGTTGGCACGCCGTAGGCGGCGCCAGTATTGCCGAACTGGAAAATATCCGCATGGGCCGTTGAGTAACTTTCGTAAATAAAACTGTGCAGAGCAGAAAAGTCTGTGGCGTCTCCGTTTGCCACATAGGAGACAATCCCGGCGAAATCTGCGGTTGTGGCGGCATATTGCATGAGACAGAAAATAGAAAAAGTCGTAGTCGGCGTAAATTGATAAGTTGTGTTGCTCAAGAACTGCGGAGAGGCAGATGCAAAAGAGATACCAGGAAAGGAGGTGTTGAATCCGCTTGCGCTATAGGTTGGTTTATTTCCGCCCGTCGCCTGCGCCATTGCTTGATTGAGCGGACCCTGATCGGCCCACGAGCTAACATTGCCGCCGGACTCTGTAACTCCGGCCGCGGCGGTATAAAACCCGATTACGCTCGCTAAGGAAAGCGGCGTCCATCCCGCCGCCCCACCATTGTCTCCCATCAAAAGTTGTAATACCCCGCTCATGTCAGGCCCGTGCCGCTGATGAGCCAGGACGTCGAGGCGATCTTGTAGGCTGTCGCTATACCATTAGCGGCCAGTGTTCGTGTGCCGGTCGTAGCCGTACCCGCGAGCGTCATCGTATCAGTTGTGATCGCGATGCTGCTGCTGGTCGTGTTGTTGACGAAAGTGACGACCGTTCCCACAGGGAAAGCGACGCTTCCGCCGCCGCTGTTGGCCGGGATGGTGAACGTCCCCGCCGTAGCCATTCCGATCGCGGTGCCGGCGTCGCCGAGGACTAGCGTGTAGCCGGCATTTTGCGAGTTGATCGGAACGGTGCTTGGGCCGGTTGCGCCTGTGGCTCCCGTACCGCCCGTTCCGCCAGTCGCCCCGGTGGCACCTGTGCTGCCGGTTGATCCTGTTGTCCCGGTCGCGCCTGTCGCGCCCGTCGATCCAGACGTCGCCCCGGTTGGTCCCGTACTTCCGGTCGCTCCGGTTGGGCCTGTTGCGCCGCCGCCTGGTCCCGTCGCGCCGGTGCTTCCGGTTGCACCTGTGGTTCCCGTATTACCTGCTCCGGTGCCGCCGCCCGTGTAGTTTTTCAGATCGGAGGCTGAGATTTGTTTTGGCTGCTGTGCCCCGGCGGTGAACTCGAAGAGTTCGGAGCCGGTGAGCGTAGTAAGGATTTCGGTTCCGGGATTGGGAATGACGGGCGCGGCCATTGTTTTTTATCCTTGTGCAGCGGCGATCAGCGCGCACGATAATGCGATTGCGCGCCCCGCACAAAGCCTGTCTGTTGCCTATAATTTCCTAGTCTGGTTTGCTCTCGCGGATCAAGCGGGCAACGCGGCGATAGGCGTGCATATATGTTCGATTGGCGATTTCGCGCTCGAGCCTCACGGCCAGGCGCTCAAGGTGTTGACGAATTGCCCGCGCCGTTTTCGGATCGTACTTGTGGCTATCGTCCTTTAGATTTTTGAAAACGAATGTGCCGCGTGGCATGGCCGGGGCCGCCTATGTTGAGATTTTCTTGAACTGCGACCATTGGAAGCGCGCTCCGGGCTCGTAGTCGGCCGGATCGCCGCGATCGTCGCGGCCGAACTTCTCGACGCGATCAAATTTTGCCTTGGTGACGTCGAAAAACGCTATCGTTCCGTCGTTAAATCCCAAGATGAAGAGCACGGGCACGCGCACGATTGCTTGTAGCGCCTGCATGGTCTCGACCTTTTTCAAGCTTAGGGTCCAGTAGGGGATCTGTCCGAAAGCATATCGCGGATAGTTCTTGATCTCGGCGAAGGCGACAATCTCTTTGCCGCGGTAGAACGCGCGATCGACGCGGGATTTTTGCCGGTCGGTCGGATCGTTACCTATTTTGAGTTGTTCGGCGCCGGTCCATTCCGCAAAATCTGCCGCAATGCTCTCTTCGGAGAGCGCGTCTTTTTCCGTTTTGTAGGTTTGTCTCGGCAACGGATCGGATTGAAGGCTCATGGCTGTGTCCAAACTGTAGGGCCAGGAAGGGACCTCTAATCGCTCGCCGGCCTTCCAGCCAACGATCTCACGGTCGGCGTTCTGTGAACCGCCGGGCCGGACTCGCACCGGCTGTCCCAACCTGACCCTAGCTCGATGCAAACGGATCGTAATCGAATTGAAATTTACTTGCACTACCAATCACGCTTTTGCCGGTATCAGCGAAGGGGTTATAGTCTGATTGGTGCCGCGGCCGCCCCTTGGCGTCTTGCGCCGTGACGGGCTCGGCGAATGTGAGAATGAAGGCGTCGGCCTCGTCGGGAGAATTCCCGTTCAGTTTGGCCTTGACCATTTCTTTCGGCTCGATCAGGAACCGATCGCCGCGTTTTTCGTAGGTGTAGGTCGTCGCGGTGAGCTGCGCTAGGAGGTTGTCGTCCGGCGGGAGCGCACCGCCCCTTTTGATCCAGGCAACGGCGTCGAAGTACATTTCGGCGCGCTTGTTGGCATAGCGTTGGTTCTCGTGAGCGTGGCCGGAGAATTGCACGCCAATCGGCGCCCGTCCAAGAAGCATAAGTCCGTCAACCCATCCAGATCCGGCCCCTCCGGTAGCGTCGACAAAAGCTGCGACAGCGCCGTACTCTTCCCATTCTCTTGAGACAATGGATGCTCCCATGCTCGGTTGCAGATTACGATATTTCTTGAAGTTCAACATTTGAAGGCCCTGGCGGAAGGCGATCACGGATTGATCGTCGCCGAACAGCGCGACGTCGACGCCGAGCACCTTGGGCGCGTTGCCGATCTCGAATTCCCGATAAAACCTCTTCATGCTGTCGCGCACCTCATCCGGCCCGATCAATGCGTTGAACGAGCTCGGCGGGAAGCGGCCTAAGACGTTGACCAGGACGTAGGGGTGCTCGCGCCCCCACAGCTTAATCATGTCGGAGGCCCACTGGATCGAAATACGACTGGACCTCTTGGGATCGTCCGGATCGCCGGTGATCTCGATCACCTTCCACATGTGGCGCTCTAACGTGGAGGCCCGGTACAGCGGCCCGGTCAGGTGCGTCGGGTTGCCCGCTTGGACAATGTGACCTTCAATGCACGAAGAAAGCGCGGCTTCTGCCGTAACCATGACCGCATCAGGAATTCCTCCGCTTTCGTCAAGGAGGAATAGGATATAGTCAGCGTGCCGGCCGGCAAGAGTATCGGCTTGTTGAGACTTATCCGCGCTTTGGCTCCACTGTCTCGCCGCCATCCACCAGGTCGTTTCATACTGGCCCTTGTGGTAAATCCGGGTTTTCGTCCACTCGAAATGCTTTTGCAGTAATGGACACTTCCCACGCCACAGGTCCATTTCCGTCCATAACCCGTCCGCTAAGTTGTCGCCGGAAATTGACGTCGCGAGCACCTTCGGTTGTGGGCGCGTTAAGAGGAAGTTCCATGCTATCCACGCAAGCACGCAAGTCTTGCCAGGCCCTTTGCAAGCCTTCATCGCCAACCGCGGCACCTTTGCGTAGCATTCGAGTGCTTCCTCCTGCCAAGGATCCGGATTGGCGTGAAATAACTCCCGCACCTTCGTCGCCGGCGAATCGCGCCAGCGCTGGATATTCTGCATCGCCTTTAGTTCGGCGGGGTCAGGCATTCGGTTCTTTCAAAGCCTCGTAGGCGATCTTACGCAACTCAAAAATATGGCCTTTAGCCTGTTGAAGTTCCTCAATGCCAGCCGGACAATCGCCGAGGTGGCGATCATAAATTTCAACGAGCGCCGTCCGCAACCGCGCGATCTCCGCGTCGCGTTCCTCAACACACTCAAACCAGGTTTTGAGCTTTGGAAAAGGGCCACGGGCAAGGTCAGGCATTCAAAACCATCCCATCGCATGAATTAACCCACGCAATCCAAATCCTGAGAGCACACCGGACAAAAATATACTGAGGCAAACAATTTTGTAGGATTTCATGCTAATTTCAAGCATCACCACCCCCTAAATAGCCGCCCAACACGCCGCCAGGTCAACCATACCACAATCAAGGTCTCCAACACGTTCGCGGCAAGGTAAAGCAGCCAAAGGTCAGGCAAATTTGATCCTCTCGAGCTTGCCGTCGCGCACGATCCACGCACCATGTTCCGGACAGGCCGCAATGATAGTCGACCCATAGGTCGTCAAGTGTATCTGTTCGCAACAAGCCTCGCATACGATTTTGAAGCCGGATCTCACCGTTGCCCGCGGGCCGCCAGTATCGTCAACTCTATTTTGCATGACGCTCCCGCCACCGCCGCGTCCGAGCCGCAGCCTTCAACCGACGTGCCTCGCAAACAGGGCAAATATTCCGACCCTCCACAAACGCAGCGGCCGCCGCCACCCGCTCATCCTGTGGAAGTGCATTCAACGCTTTCAAATCAGATAAGGACAACATCGCAGGAGAACGCCCATAGGTGGCACCCAAGGATGCTTCCTGATCCTTTCCTGAATGCCTCTTCTCTTTTGCCATGCCGTGACGTTACATAGGTGACGTTACAGGTCAAACCAAAATCTCAAAAAATTTCAGAAAAAATTTCTGAAAAGTTGGCGGGAGTATGTGGGGGCAGAGGGTGGTCGGCCCGGGGTCGCCGCCGGCCGCCCCCCGAACTCGCTCTAGGCGCTCGGCTGGAACGGGCGACGGTTTGCACCCCTGCTATACACACAGAGGGTTTGCAGCCGCAACTCATTGATACTACAGGCGCGCGGTAGCTATGGGCATCAATGGGGAAGACCTAGGGAAGATCAAGCCTCGGGCTCAGGTTCAGGCTTGTGCTCGATAGCCGGCGCGCTGTCTGGCGTGAGCTCGCCGCGCTCAAGCTTGTAGCTGCCATTGACCAGGTCGGCGAGGCTAACATTCACGTTCAAGTCTATGTTTTCTTTGAACAATCCGAGGTGCTTGCCTAGATTTTCAAGCGCTGCACGCTTGTCGTGTAGTTTGACCTTGATACCATCGCGTCCTTGACTGATTTCAGAGATCGCCGCGCGTGTATCGGCTGAAAGTTGAGCGGTATCAGATACCTGGACCTTGCCGTCAACTATTTTTATCGTCTCTGTTATGTCTGCAAAGCCTATGCGCGCCAATTCGGCCAGAACACGTTCGGCGCTGACGTTTGCACGGGCCGCGGCTACCTGTTTTATTTCGTTTATTCGTTCGGCTATCTCGGGGCGCGCGGCTAATACCGAGGCGTTTGAGCCGTTTTCCTTATATCCTGCAATGATATAGGCTTCTGATTGTGATTTACCGCGCGCTACATTCTGCGCGAAGATTTCTTGCGCTGTGTTCGGCAGGATGGGCATATTGGACCTTTATTAAACCTCTATTCTGCGGCGATCAATGTTTTCGGTTACGCACCTATATACTCTTATGCTGCGTAACCGAGAGGCGCTTTGTGAGGTTAGCCAATCTAATTCGGCGTTTATGCCATTTTGCGCGATGTGCTGCCTTGTACCTCCGCAACTTAATTCGATCACGGCGCGGCACGTCGATGGCGCCTATTGTTGTGATCGCGAGCGCTTGGCGGTCTGCATAGGTTAGGCGGAGGCGCCATGCGAGCTGGTCCGCTTTCCATCGTTGCGGGTGAATCATTGCCTCAGCTGCTATTGTGTTTCGT